CCCAGTGCATGAGGATGGCGTCAATCTTTGACACGAAGCGGTAGCCGACGCCCCAGCTGTCCCCGTCGCTGCTTACGGCCTTGACGTAGATCGTGAAGTCACGGCGGAAGGGGTAGTCCACCGCATGCTCCCAGGTGGTCTTACCGTCCGCGATTGTCGGCGTAACCTCTATCGCTCCATCCGCATGGTCACCGAAGTCAACCCACAGCGTCTCATCGCCAAGGTGCGGCACCTGGACGGTGATGGTCCTGTCCTGGTTGACCGTCACGGTCGGCGATACGTCCACGCTGCCAGTCTGCCAGCTCGCGGTCAGCGTCGCACGATGGACGGTATCGACCCTCGGCTCTATCGGGCAACCAACCTGGTACTCGACTTGCACGCCGTCGCCGTCGCGCAGGAGGTATTCCGCCGAGTCGAGCGGTATGACGAGCGAGGTGTGCGAGTCGAGCGGGCCGAACGACCTCTCGCCGGAGACCACGGCCTTTGAGCCGCTGCGAATCGACTTGACGTACACGCGGGTGCCCCACGACAAATCGCTCGTGTAGTCAATCGTTATCCCGTCTGGCCCTACGCCGAGCGTCGATAGCGTGACGTTCGGGACACTCACGCAGCGACATACAACGTCCGCAGTGCCTCCGTGCGCCATGCCCCAGTCAGACTGGCCCACGACTCGCACTTGCAGCTCGATTTCACAGCCCTGCGCGTATGACTTGTCGTAGGAGGTGTCAACGCCGTCAGTGACCCACGCGCGGTCATCCCTGACGGTAACGGGGGCGTCTGCCCACTGCACCCAGTCGGTCCATGTACCCCATGATGTTGTGTATACGCGCTTGCGCCAACGCCACTGGTAGTGGTTGTCACCAGCAAGCCACGCGTCTGGACACGTCCACGTCGGATAGTGCCTGTCCGCGTAGGAGCGCACACCCGTCTCTGTGCCGCCAACGGAGTCCGCGAGCGATATGTTGGACGGCACGGGCAGGGTCGGGTCGGAGCCGTCGCAGGGGTACAGCACCCAAAGCTGGTCGTCGTCCAACGGCTGGTTGGTTATGTACACGTTCGCGGAGTTGCCCGTGGACGTGGCGGCGAGCCTGTAGTCGAACGAGTTGCCAGCGCCGATGGAAACGACCGCGCACGGCCTTCCGTTTACCGTGGTCTGCCCGTTCAGCTCCAGCTTCCAGCTCTGGTTGCGGGCGGAGTTGTTAGACCACTGGTGGACGTTCTGGCCGTCCCTGAACGTTCCCCCGCTCACGTCGGCATACTTGCCCGTCTCCACGTTGACAAGCATGTATCCGTCAGCGCCGCGATTGAGCCACCACTTCTGGGCGTTCGTTCCGTTCGCCGAGTATATTTGCACGTTCGCGCCGTTTGCCTTGCTTCCTGACACAACGTCGAGCGCATATCTGGTGTCCGCCTTCAGGCGAATCTCGAAGCTGCCATCCACGATGGCGTCAGAGGCGTCTATCAACGCCCACTGCTGCGAGAGGTCGGAGGTGGATAGCGTCTTGACCTGCGCGTTCCCGCCCACGACGTTCTGCGCCGTGCTGAGCGCGAGGGTGGAACTGCCGGACGGCAGCAGCCGCACCACATCGACCGTTCCGCCGAGTATCGACGCGGTGGTGCCCACGGCCTGGCTTACCCACGACTGGGCGCGTGAGCCGTTGTCCGTCCACTGCTGCACGTTCTGCCCGTCCGCGAGGGTTCCGCCTTGGAGGTCTAGGCACTTGCCCGTCTGGCGGTTGACCAGCTTGTAGGTGCCGTCAGTCTGCCTGTAGACCTGCCATGCCTGTGATGCGGAGAAGTCCAGCTGCCCAATCTGTACGTTGACGCCATCGGCCTGGGAGTCAGCCGCAGTGTCAAGGCACATCATGGCGTAGGAGTACCATGCGACGCCCTCCTGCGACCACCCCGCCTTGCCGAGGGCAGCGTACTCGAAGGCACTGGCCGTATAGAAGTGCTCGCCCGAGTTCTTGTTGTACAGGCGGTACACGGGGAGGTTCCCGCTATCGTCCGCCTTCCAGGCGATTCCCTCGCTGCGCCACCCCAGCTTTACCAGAGAGTCGCGCTCCGCGCTGCTGAGCGTGAACAGGTGCTGCCCGCTGTTGGGGTTGTACACGCGGTACACGCTCACCGTCCCGCTGCCAGTGAGACGGAACGCCACGCCCTCGCACCTCCAACCAGCGCGGCCCAGCATGTGGTACTCAGCCGCGTTGGTCGTGAAGAAGTGCAGCCCGCTGTTGGGGTTGTAGGCGCGGTAGACGGGCTGGCTGCCCCACTTCCACGTGCCACTAGCGCCGCGATACATGGACACGAGGTAGCGCGTGCCGAGAAGTTCGCTAGGCATACATGTCCGCCCTCCTCATCAGCTCAGTCATGAAGTCGATTGACACCTCGCGCATGCGGGTATCGTCGTTGAGCGTCGCGCCATCGACGTTGATAACGTAAGTGGGAGCGCCGCCCGACACGGCACCACCACGCTGCAGCATCCCAACCACCTCGCTGGCGACGGTCGCGGCGAATGGCTTGGTGTACGCGCGGTTGGTGAGGGGAATCACGGCCTCTGCGCCAGCCTCGCCCACTATGTCGCGGTGGGTGGAGTCCAGCCACGTGGCGCGGTCGGCGATGTAGCCCTCCGCGTGCAGCCTGGGCTGCTCATGCGCCGCCCACACGCCACCCGTGGCCTTGCCGCCCACCACCGACACCACGGCGGTCCATGCGTGGCTGACGAGTGACGACAGCGAGTTCCATAGGCTGGACACCGAGTCGCGCGCGCTCTGCGTGTTGGCGCTCACGGAGGTCTGCCACCTCCGCTGCGTGGTTGACTCAAGCTGCCCCTGCAGCCCGCGCACGTTGCCCTTGGACTGGTTGGCCGTCCCGCCGTCCGTGACAACGAATCCCTTTGTGGCGACCTTCAGCGCGTCGAGGTTCTTGACGTTGGTCCCCTGGATCGTGATGGTGCCATCGTCGTTTACCTGATAGTGCTTGCCGTTAATCGTTTGCTTGTTGAAGTCCCATACCCGGCCATTCTCGTCGGTAATCGTCCCCTGGTCATCGACCTTGAAGAGCTTAGGGTCGAGCTTGATGCCGTCCAACTCGTTGACCTTGGATATCACCTGGTCAATCGGTGTGTCGGCGGCGTCTGGAATCTTGCCGAACACATCACGCATCTTGTCCACCAGCTGCTGCGCGGACATGCTGCCGACGTCCCCGAGGTCAACGCCGCTGGCCTCCACCGCGCTCGCGAGCGCGCGCATGGACTCGGTGCCCTCGTCCTGCAGGGAGTCTGGCAGGTCATCGAACGTGTTGATGATGTCCATGACGGTCTGGCGGCTCGAAGTGCTGAGCTTGCCACCCGCCGCGACCGTGGCGGCCTGAGCTGCCATCCATGCGCCAGTCGCGCCCTGGTCAATCGTGCTGCGCAGCTTCTCGAAGTCATCCTTGGTCTTCTGGATTGCCGCGCCGCTCCCCGTCTCCGAGTTGTTCAGCCACTTCTGCGCGATGGTCTTGACGTTGGCGGTCTGCTCGTCGAGCTTCTGCCACCCCTCGGCGCTCGTCTTGTCGAGGTCGCCGTACAGGCTGCTGGTCTTCTGCAGTGCCTGGCTCTTGTAATCGTCGAGCTGGGCAAGTGCCTTGTTGTAAGAATCCTTCGCGGCGTTTACGTCATTGTTGTATGCATCGCTGCCAACGTCGCCGACCTGCTGGTGGTATGCCTCGATTGCTTGCAGTTGTTGTTGCAATGTGCTATCCAGCTGCTGCTTGCCCTGGTCGAACGCGCCCTGCACGTCCTTGACGTACTGAGTCACGTTCGAAGAGTCAAGGTGGTCGAACTTCTGCGTTGCCGCCGCGATGGCGTTGCCGTAGGCGCTGGCCGTCTCGCCCTGGGCCTGGTTGAGCTTGTCCAGCGCATCCTTGATGTCCTGGATGCCCTGCGCGGTCAAGCCGCCCCACTGGCTCGTGTTGCTCTCGATTGTGCTCGTGATCGTGGCCATCGCGTCCGAGACGCCCTGCTGCAGCGTCGATGCGCTCTGCCCGCTCGCGGACATGGCCGCGTTGGCGTCCACGGTGGCAGCGGTCACCTGCGACTGCTGGTCTGCCCACTTCTGGCATGCCTCGGTGGACTGCTCGGCCTTCTTCGCGGCGTCGTCGTACCCGTCCGCCAGCTTCATGATTGCGATGGCCCCCTGCTCCGCGACCGCTGTGGCCGCGAGCGCGATTCCGAGGGTCACGGCCATGCTCGCAAGCTTGCTCGCCACATCGACCGCGAGGGACGCCGCCTTTGTCAACTTGGACGTGCCCTCTGCGGCGCGGGTGGCCGGGTTCGCGAGTGCGCCGAGCTTGCCGCCAAGCCCGCCAACGGACTTCGCGGCCTCAAGGGTGGTCGCGGAGGCGGTCTTTGCCGCGACGCTGTAGCTGTTCATGAAGCTCGCAGCCGCAGAGCCGACCTTCGCGAGCCCGCCGCTCACGGTAATCAGCTTGCTCGTAACCGTGAGTATCGGCCCGAGTGCCGCAGCGAACCCCACGGCCTTGATTATCGCGAGCTGCTCGCCGCGCGACATCTCGGTGAAGGACTTGGCCCCGCTCTCGATGGCCTCGAACAGCGGTTCCGCCGCCGTGAGCGCCTCGGTTGCCGCGTCGATGAGCGGCCCGCCGACCTCCGCCGCGACTGCGGTGACGCGGTTCTGCAGCACCTGCATCTTCGAAGCGACCGAGTTGTTTCGGTTGTCAACCTCGTTCTGCAACGCCGTGTTCTTATTCCACTCGTCATTCGAGAGGGAAACGGCCTTGGTCACGAGGTCCGTGTTGCCCGCGAGACGGCGGAGGAAGTCGCTCTGGCGCGTCTCGGTGATGCCCAAGTCCGCGAGGATTACGTTGAGGTCCTTGCCCTGGGCCTTGGCGCTGCTCATGCCCTGGATGACCTTCTCGAAGGTGCCAGTGGCGTCCGACTTCCACGCGCTCTTGAACGCGTCCGCGCTCATCCCCGCGAGATCCGTCCACTCCTTGAGGTGCTTGCCATTCGTTGACACCTCGTTGCCGATTTCGATTACGGTCTTCGAGAAAGCCGTGCCGCCAGCAGCGGCCTCCACGCCGAGCGATGCGGAAGCTGCCGCCAAGCCTAGGATGTCCGCCTGTGACATGCCAGCCTGTGTGCCAGCGGAAGCCATATTTTGTGCCATGTCGGAAATCTTGGATTCCGTGGTCGCCATGTTGTTGCCAAGTCCGACGATTGCAGACGCGTAATTGGATGCCTTGTCCTGAGCCATCCCCGTGATGTTGGCGAACTGCGCGAGGTTGGTCGCAGCGGTCTCCGCGTCCATGTCGGTCGCTATGTCGAGTCCCGAGACGGTCTGCGCGAACGACTGCAGCTTGTCGTTGCTCCATCCAAGCTGCGCGCCCAGCGCCTCCATGTCGAGGATGGTGGTGGCGGGAACGGGTTGCGTCTTGGAAAGCTCAATAGCGCCTTCCTTCAGCTTCTGGTAGCCCTCCTCGGTCATGTCCGTGGTCTTGCGGACGTTGGTCAGGCTGGTGTCGATGTCGGTCGCGGCCTTGACGCTCGCGGTGGCCCCCGCGATTATCGGCAGGGTGAGTCCCATCGTGAGCGACTGGCCCGCATCGCCGACCTTCTGCGCCACGTCCTTGGACTTCTTCGACCAGCTGTCAAGCCCCTTGGACACCTTGTCGAGCCCCGTGCCTGAGCGCTCGAAGTCCCACAGCACCTTCTGCGCGGCCTTGAGGTGCGCTTCGGCGACGTCCGCCTTGGTCGAGATGTCCTGCAGCTGCTGGGCGTACTTCTTGGCGTCCGCCTCGGCCTGCCTGTAAGCCTCGGAGTCCTTCTGGCCCGCCCGCGCGAGCTCGTCCATCTTGGCCTTAGCGCCCTCGCTGAGGTTCTTAAGCTCGCCCTCGGCCTGCCTGAGCAAATCGAACTTCTTCGCCGCGGCCTGCGCCTTGTCGCCAGCCGCGCGCACGGAGTCTGCCAGCAGCTTGGGCCCGCGCCCGTCAATCTTCGACGCGGCGTTGAGCTGCTTCAGCGTGCTGTTGGCCTTCCTCGCGGACTGGTTGACCTCCGCGAGGGCCTTGGAGAGGGACGTGGAATCGCCCTCGAACTTGACATACAAGCCCTTGTATTCGCTTGCCATACGTCCCCCAAGATATTGTGCTGTGAAGGTGCAGAAGGTGCTAGAAGTTGAGCATTGCAGCGTGCGCGTCCGCCTTGGTGGCCCATCGCACGCGCTTGTCGGGCGGGATTCTCTGCGCCGCCGCCAGCATCAGGTAGCGCGTGGTCGATATCGGAGACATGTGCCACGCCGTGGAGTAGTCGATGCCGAGGGACACGAGCGCGCCGACCTTACGCGTGGTCGGCCACTGCGCCTCCTCCCGTGTCGGCGGCACGTTCGGCGTCGGCTCCGTCGTGCTGGTCGGGTGCTCCAGCACCGTCCGCTCCTCCGATGACTCGGCGAAAAAAGGTGCGGGGTGCCAGGTCGTTGAAAATCACCGACGCCGCCGCCTGCGGCTCAATCATGTCCAGCGTGGAGTTGAGCGCCCTCTGCTCGAATTTGTCGAATCCGACGCGCACGGAGCCAGCGGCGCGTGCCATCGCCCAGATTCCGCCGAGGATGTGCCTGTAGTCCTCCCAGTCTGGGGCGACCCCGCTCGCCGCGTTGAATGTCGTGTAGTCGGTTGTCATGTCCGTGACGAGGTTCCCGATGAACGGGGGCTCGCACTTGGTGCGAAACTCGCGCTTGTAGAACACCTGCGCGAGGTTTGAAGCCTCTATCTCGTATATCTCCCCGCCGATTACCACCTCGGCGGAGTTGTCAAGCGCTGAGTCAGCCATCGCCCCTCCAATCGAGCGCAAATGTGACGGCGCGGGGCCAGCGCATGACGTGCCAGACCGCGCGCCGCCAATGAGAGTGCGTTACCCCGTGACCTCGACCGAGGCCGTGGCGAGGGGGACGGCATCAAAGAAGGTGTCGTAACCCTTGTCACCAGGCTCGTAGGTGACCACGGTGTGCTCCTTGCCGTCCTTGCAGGTGACGGCGGACGCGGAGAGCGTGGCCTTCTCAGCGGCCTCGGAGATGCTGCTCTCTGTGTTGGTCGCGGCGCTGTAGGTCGGAACGGAGCTGGTGCAGCCGAGGAAGCAGGAGCGGTAGCCGCCCTGGTCGCCCGAAATCTCGTACATGCAAGCGAACGTCGCGCCGATGTCGTCGGGGGACTCGACGAGACCGCCAGTCTCGGCGTCAATCTTCTGGCCGAGCAGCTTCGTGTAGTAGTCGCGCGGGAATCGGGCAACGGTGATGTCAAGCTGCTTGGAGCCAGCGGACGCCTTGGAGTAGTAAATCTTGTTGTCGGCGTTGATAATCTGCTTGTCGCCAGAGCCAGAAGAGAGGTCTACGGACTCGGCACCAGGGCAGGGCCAGGGCTTCTCGAAGGTTCCGTCTGCGTTCATCTTGGCGAAGTAGAGCTTGGAGATGCCAAAGCGCACCTTCGACGGGGTGATGGTGGTGGATGCGGGGTCTGCCATTTCTGTCCTTCCATTCGGTTTTTAGAGATGAAAAAAGCGGCGCGCTAGACGCCGCAGGTGATGACCGTGTAGACGGTCTCCAGCACGCCGCTCCCGAGTGGGACGTTGCGGCGCTCGTAGGTGAAGCCAGCGGCGGAGAGCTGAGATTCCAGCTTCGACTCGGTTTGGAAGTCGCGCCCGCGCGTGTACAGCTCCACGTCATACGACGTGCGGCGCACGTAGTTGGTGCCGTCGGCCACTATGTCGTAGGAGTCGGTCGGCACTACCAGCGCGTACGGGAGGTCGGGAGGGCTACCGCTGTCGGTCGCGTCCCACGAAACCTGGGCGAACGGAAGTCCAGCCAAGCGGACGCACTGGCACAGCTCGCGTATGGTGCCCATGGTCACTCACCGCCAAGCAGTATCTGCTTGCCAGACTCGTACGCTGGCTCGATGTGCCTCTTGCCAGCGAACCTGTGGCCCGTGTCATGCCCCATGTAGAACTGCTCGTGGCCCTTCTCAAGAAGGTGCGTGAGCTGGTAGTCGGTGGCGTTGTATACGGTGCAGGAGATGTGGTCGTCGGAATCAACCTCGGTCCTAGAGCGCCAGCCCTTGGCGTACCTGCCCATCTTCCTGCGCGGGCTGGTCGCGTGCAGCTCGTTGACGGTCTTTCTGCCAGCCCTCTGGACGTTCTTGCGCAGTGCCTGCACGTCCTCCTCGTACGTCTCCCTGCACATCTCCGTCAGCGTGTCGAGGAAACCGTCGATTGAGGTCGTTACGCTACCCGCCAACCCTCTGCACCTCCCCCTGCTGGAGCTCCAGCGTGGCCCACTCGCCATCGGTCGATACGGACTTGACGGCGAACCTGTTGTCCTTGGAGCCGACGGCCACCTCGCGCTCGCCGCCGTAGTCTATTGAGCGGACGGATATGGTCATGCTCGGTCGCATGGAGTCGGCCACGGCGTTGGAGAGCTTGCCGAGGCGGTAGGAGCACTCGGCGTATGCCCGCTCGCCAGATGCCACGCCGAGTTCGTCGTACGTGACCCTGCTCGACACCATCCATGCGGTGCCGTCGCTTGCCACCTCTGAGAGGTAGAGCCACGAGAGTCGCCCCGACTCGTCAAGCTTCGTGATGTCGTACACGACGCCATCTATGCCCACGTAGTCCGAGGTGGTCACGCCAGCGGGAAGCTGCGCCCGCACCTTGCGCGATATGTCCGAGTCTCCCGTTGCGAGCAGCGCGGCGTCCGCGTACCTGAGCTGCGAGCTCGCGAACGGGACGGTCGCAATGGCGTCGTATGCGGTCGGGCTCGACCAGTCGGCCCCGCGGGCCTGCCATGCCACGCCCCTGCGCAGGATGGACAAGACGCCATCCGTTGGCGCGAACACGGTTGACCTCTTTTTAAGAGCCATCCGCGCCGCCGTCCTGGAGGGTCACGACCAGCCTCGTGGCCGAAAGCTCCTCCGCGAAGTTGTCCCAGAAGTCATCCAGCGCGTCGCTCCACTCGTACAGGCAAGCGTTGAGGAAAAGCGCCCACGCCTGGCCGTCCGCGACGGTGTAGGCATGGTCTGCTGGGTACCCGAGGCGCGCGGACAGCGAGGGCGAGACGGACGCCACCACGTCGGCGATTCGTGCCTCGGTGGCGACGTCCTCCCAGGTGACGTTGAGCTTGCGGCGCACGGCTGCAAGCGACGAATCATCGGCCATGCGCTATCACTCCCCTGCTGCTAGGCGCTCGCCTTGGTCGTGACGGTGCCAGACACCTTGACGTTGAGGTACGCGGGGTCGAGCTTGGAGATGTCCAGCACGATGGCTGAGGTGTTGTCCTCGGCCTTGCCGAACGCATACATGACCTGCTTAAACAGGCGCTGGTCATCGAGGAAACGCGCCTCGTCGCTGTACTCGATGCCACGGGAGCCACCAGCGAAAACGTCATACTCGCCAAGAAGGGCAAGAATGGCGGTGCCATCGTCAAGCGCGATGGACGGGTAGACGGTGGTGGGCAGCGGGAACAGGTCACGGACGTACTGGCCACTGGTGGCCTGAACGGTGGTCGCGGGCATTACCTTGGTGAGGTAGTCGGTAGTGGAGCAGATGAGCGCGAGGCCACTGGTGGAGTCGCGGAAGTCGATTGCCTTCGCGTGACCCTGCTCGTTCTTCGCAAGCTGGGCAACAAGCGACCCATAGGTAGCAGGGGTGAGGTCGGTAACCTTGGTCGCGGACTTCTTGGGATAGCCCGTGGTGTCGCTATAGCTCACGCCCTCGTGAATGTCGCGGTCAAGTCCGATAGGCTCGCCCTTCGCGCCCATGCCATCGACGATGCCATGCTCAAGCCCACACGCGATGGCCTCGCCCATCACGGTGCGGATGTAGCCATCAAGCCAAACGGGGCCAAGCTTGAGCATATCGAGGGAAACGGCGGCATACGCGGAAAGCTTGCCCTGCTTGACGTCGATAACCTCAAACGCGCTGGAAAGCTCCTTGGAGACGGCATCGCCAGGGTTCCCCCACGCGGCAAGCTGGCGCGTGTGCTTGTTCCTAAGCCACTCGGTCACGAAGCCAACGTTAACGACATTGACGGCGGCAAGAAGGGGGTGTTGCTCCTGAATGTCCTTGAGAATCTGGTCAAAGATGGTGGTAGGCATCATCTTATCGGGGACGCCCGCGAAGTCGGTGAATGCCTGCTTGGGGTTCGGAGACTTGAGCGCATCGATGACGGAATTGTAATACTTGGTCTCGTTACTGGTGAGCTGGCGGAATCCGCGCTGTGCGAGAATCGTGGAATCGTTAGAGGCAACGGCCTCCTTGTACTGCTCGGTAACATCCTCAAGGATGGTAGAGCGGTAGGCATCGAGCGCGGTCTCCACCTGCTCGGCATCGTCGGACGCGAAAGCGACGGCGAGGTTGTGAACAGCTTGCTTGCTGTTGCTGTTGAGATTGATAGGCATTAACTGGCTCCTTTTGTTAGTCGATATTGCTAAAGAGATTGGCGAGGCGGGCGTACCCATGCGGCTCGCTGTTCTCGGTCGGCTCGGTCTGCTCCGTAGGCTCGGCGATAGGCTCCGCACTGCTAGACTCGGCTGGCTGCTCCGACTGCTGCGGATCGCTGTGCCGCTTTCGCTCGTCAAGCTCGGCGAGAATCGGAGTAACGAAATCGAAGTTACTAGCGAACTCGCTGAGCGCGTTTCCAAGCGCGTTTGCCGCACCCGCGACGGTGCTAGCCATGAGCGCATCGCATGCGGTCGGGTCTGCGAGCCTTGCGACAATCGCCGCGCCTACCGCCTGAGTCGGAGCGTTGTCCTCGGACGCTGCATCCTCAATCTCGGTTGCGAGTCCCCAATCAAGGGCTTGCTGCGGGCTTACCCACGTCTCTGCATCCATGACGGCATCAAGCGTTTCGGCATCAATGTTGGTGCCGTTGAGGTATGCCGCCTTGCTAAGCTCGGCGATAGTGTCCAAATCATCCGCCGCCTTGCGGAGCTGCTTGGAGTTGCCGCCGATGTGCTGATAGAGCGGATTGTGGAGCATGAGCAGCGAAGCTGGGCGCATGATTCGGCGGCTACCAGCCATGAAAACGACTGATGCAATCGAGCATGCGAAACCGTCACAGACGGTCACGACCTCGCGCCCGCTGTCACGAAGGGCATTATAGATAGCAACACCCTCGGAAACGTCCCCGCCATACGAGTTAATGTGAACCTCGATTGTGCGTGCGGTCGGCGGAAGCGCGGAAATCGCATCTGCCACTGCAAGCGCATCCGTGGTGCTCCTGTCCTCC